CGGGGCAGTTGGGGTGATAGAGTTACCTACCGAGAAGAAGAGGCGAACCCGCCGAGCTTATACGCCCTATTCTTGGACGAGTGGTTTGCTTTCTATAACAGATTATTTGGGTTTGCTCCCAAATTCACAGGCGCCGACGGAAAGGCACTCAAGCAGATTATCACCTACCTTACGAATAATTCAGCCGACGAGGAGGAAGCCCTCGCCACTTGGCTGTATTTATTGCAACACTGGGGGCAGTTGGACGAGTTCCACCAGCGGAACACCGATTTAAAATACATCAATTCACAACTTAATAAGATACTACAAAATGCAAAACGAGGTAATAGTAAGGCAAAATCAAGCATTAGCGACGATTTCAAACAAAGAATTTTTAAGGGTTTATTCACCGAATAACTGCCTTATGCACAGTATGGGAATTAAGGGAGTAAGTGACGCCTTGAGTAGGCAAACCCTTAGCCTGGTGCAAATCAAAAAAGGCAAAGGAGAGGTTTTTCTCAGAAGTTATATCAGTATGTGGCTTATCTACCTCAACGAGGTTTTGAACCTAAATAATCCCCTTACGGAGGCACAAATAGAGTTATGTGCCGAGCAGATCATGGCAGATTATCATCACCTAAAGATATCGGAACTTTCGCTTATCTTCAAGAGAATTGTATCGGGAGAGTGTGGCGAGCTGTATGAGCGTATCAGTATGCCTAAAATAATGAATATATTTCGACAGTATGACCAGGAGCGCACTGAGGTAGTTGTCACCCAAAACCAACAAGCCCACGAACAATTCCGTTATAGGGAGAATCGCACGGAGAGTTATGACGATGATCTGGAGAGGCTTTGTAAAAAGATGAGGAAGTTTTGATGTGTCATTTTTGTTTTTATTTGAACACCCGCTAAAATCCAATTTGGAAATAAGCGGGTGTTTTTTTAATTTTGCGGTCTAAACCAAAGAATACCATAACTTATGGAAGCCCAAGAGAAAGAACACAAAGGATACAACAAAAATTGCCTATTGCGCTACAGGGCAGTAATGGAAGAGTTCAATAGACATGATTGCCGCTACATTCCTATTTCAGTAATATGGAGGGAATTTATCTACCCTAAGTTCTTCATTTCACGAAAAACCCTCTACAAGATCCTTAATACAGATGTGGACGAACAATTGCTAATGGCCAATAACCAATGATTAGCCATGATTTAGATATTCTGTATCTGACAGGAGTAATATACCTCATACTCTTGGAGCCCATCATCACGGAGGATTCGGTTTTGTGAGGTACGGATAAGAGGGGATACATTAGGCAAAGGAGAAAAGCCGTGTATCTTTTGGTGTATCTTCTCTATGAGCGTCCAGATAGCCCAAGCATCCTCCTTTTGTCTTCTTGGTGCTTGTAGGGAAGTATTGGTAAGGCGCATATTAGCTATGGTAATTTTGATTTGTACCTGAGCTATTTGTCGTTGTAGAGGTGTTTTGGTAAGGTCTTTTCCTATGTTGGAATACTGTACCTGTTGCACATCTATCAATGTACAGGGGTATTGCACAGGCATATTAGGACTGTAATAGTCTAACTGCCCCCAATTCTCGTCTATGTATTTAAGTTCTGTTATCTCGCTTACTTTCTGTTGTATTTTCTCTAATAATGCTTTCATTGGCGTATGCTATTTAGTAGTTCTTTCATATTAAAATTTACAATATCATCTACCATTCGTTTTACTTCAGGATGGTCACCGATAAATTGTCGCTTGGGTATTTTTAGTTTGTCGCCTACCTTTTTTAAGGCAAGGGCTTTCCACTGCTCGGCTTCTACTGAAAAAGCCTTTTGAGTACTCCCTTTGCGTCCTTTAGCCGCCCCGCTCACTTTGTAATACATTGCCCAAAAATAACGTTTCATTTTTTCAGTTATCACGAGTTCGCCCCCATTGTTCTGCAAATCAGCATAGGGTACGGAGCTTGTCCAACGCACAGAAGATCCCTCAACTGTACTACGGATAGAGCGGCGCAGGGTTCCAGTGCGCATCATTAGAGAGCCACGGCGATTGGGGATTTTAGTTTCTGGCCACCCATTGCCAAAAAATCCCTTACGCTCGAAGTTACGGTCGAAAGCCTCAGTAAGTTTTACCTTGGTATCGGTTAAAACGTGATTCAAAAAGGTTTTAAAGTCCATTTCAATAATGTTTAATGGTCAATTGTTAATAATAGAGCATAACTTGTAAAGTACAACTTTTTTAAGTCATAATCTTTTACTTTCTTTATTGTTCTTTATTCTACCCATGTTAATTCTCATTTTTTAGGGCTGTTTTTACAAAAAAGTTTATATTTTTGCAGCAAATAAGCCATTATGGAAAAAGAAACTATTACAGATGAGAAGCTATTTTATATTTTGTTAGAAGAAATAGCAAAGCTAAAAGCAAGAGTAGATTTACAAGAAAAGATAATAGAGGTAATATTTTCAGAAATATACCCCCATAGCCACGAGAAGGTTTTGAAGCGTCTGAAAGAATTTGACGAACCCCTTCTTCAAGAAGCAAAGCGTTCTTTGACGGAGCGGCTTTTGGAGCAGAGCAACGAGAATGAAGCTCGTATACAAGCCTTTCTACGCTCAATTGATTTTTAGTATTTGTACTCATAGAAAAAGTTTTAAAAAGATTTGTTTTTTGTTTGAAATTTGTTTTGTACCTTTGTAGCCAAATATATAGTTTACTTATGGAAACAATCTTTGACTACGCTCCCACAGAATGGGAATTGAATGCTTTGAGGTTTGATTCTTTTTCATTCATGCTAAAATTTGGCATTGAATTAAAAGAAGAATTAACCCCCGAGAGCTATAAGAAGCATATTACTAAGGAATTTGCTTTTTATGATTTGGCTTGCCTCTTTGAGGAAAGAGGAGATATGGACAAGGCCGAGCAATATTGGCAACAACTACCAAAAGCCTACAAAGAATATGGCTTAGGGTATGATTGTGACTTTACCGCTGTATAGCAAAAAACTCTATTATCTTTTCTCCTATATTAGAATAATCACTCATTAGATGAGGTTTAAAGAACTCAACGGCTTCTTCTTCACTTATACCATTTGTTTTTAGCCTCTCCCTAAAGTTATTTATCCAACCTTTATATCCATATCCCTCCTCTAAAATCTTTTGTTGATGTATGGCTTTTCCTCCAAGCCTTTCTATAAATTCATTGTATGTATGACGAGCTATAAATTCATTTATTGTCTCCATACTTTCTGTTTGTCTCCTATTGAGTAGTATCGGGCGTGTTTGTGTCTTAGCATGTAATATTTCGTGCCATAAAGATTCTATAGCGTATTCCTGTTTAAATGTTAGCTCTTCTCCTTTTTTTATAGCTCCTAAAGCTTCTCTCAATTGAATAGAGGCATTGAAATCAATACCTGCAAAGGTGTGGTTACTAATCTTTATTGTTGATTTTCCAATCCATTCATTAGTGGAAGGGTGATAAGACATTGAGTGTTGCATTAAGAAATTAGGAGAGTTTGTAAAACTCACTTCACCAAGCCCTTTTCTGAAATCTTCGGGGAATAACTCTGCATATTTTAGCATTATATTTTCCACTTCTTCTTTTGTGGGCTGGTTTCTTCTTATAAGTTCTTGTAAATTAACAATCTTTCTTTCTGTTATTGTCTCTAGTTCTCTTTTCACCTGTTCCGCTCCTACCACTTGGGTATAAGTGTTATTAGGAGGAAATACCTTCTTTTCTTGCCCTGGATTGAAACGAAACATGGCCAGTTTGTTCTTACCGCTTTTACCTATCTGAGTAGTCGCTTCTTCTCCTGCCTTTTTGGCAGTTTCGGGGTTGCTTTTGGTATTTTCCCGAGCCAATACTTCTACAGCAGTACAGCGACAACGCCAGCCATTAGGCGGGTAGTACTCTGTCCAAAAAGCATCGTCTTTTGGCAAACATATTCCTGCTAAAGAGGCGTGACTTTGTCTTACTCGCTCATCGCCTGCGGTACGATATTCCAACCAATACCTACTTGTATCCTCTTGCAGGTTTGCCCAATTAGTGGCACTTTGGGCGCTCTGTACAGCGAATTGGTACTCGGCTTCTAAGTAGTTACGGTTGTAGGTGTTATTCAGCTTTAGTATCTCCTGCTCAAACTGATAATAAGGACGCACATTACCCTGCTCGTCTTTGAGTTTGCTACGGGCTTCTGTGAGTTGCGTATGAGTTTTTAGCCCCGAAAAGATAAATACATCGCGCTCTAAATAGGCTTTCATTTCCTCCGGTACTTCGTGAGGGATAGCGGTGTTAAACACTTCGGAGGTAGCAGTAATAAGGTCGCGGTAGGCTTTGTATTTCATTAAGTTTTCAGGTCTGTAGCTACCTCTCTTATGTAATTGGTCAAAGGCTTTTTTCGCTACTTTGGTAAGGTCTAACGGCTTCTTTGGAGGCTCTTGTGCGCTTGATAACTTTGCTTCTTGGCATGCCTCACAATCACAGGGCGCATATTGCAGACTTAGACTTTGATGCATAGCCCCGAAATAGCGGTGAGCCACCGCGGGCATAATTTCGGGGCTTAGTCGAAAAAATCTAAGGAGAGTTTTTGAGGTGTAGTAGGTGCTTTGTTACCTACTATCTCAATACCGAATTTTTCTTTAATCCAATCATCAGAGACTTCTTTATAAGGTAGTATCTCCTTAGTGCGTGTCCACAGTTCGCCCAAGTCCTCTGCTTGGTCATACACGAGCGATAAGCCCTCTTCGGGGAGTACCCCAATGGCGTACAGGGCAGGTAGTACTTTATCTTTCATATACTGCTCTACCATAGTTTGGTCGGCATCCACAAGAGCTTGTAGCATATCCTGTGAACTGACCTCCTTACCCTTACTACCATACTTAGTATCTTGTCCAATGATAGCCCCCGAGATAAGTAGGGAGATGTTATCACGGCACAGTTTTATGAGTCCGTCGTATACTTCACCCGTAGAAGGAACCCCATTGGTAGCCCACTCGAATTGCTCGGTTTCGTCAATGATAAACCAAGCAGCTGCTCCCATATCGGTCATCATCTTCTCAGCACGATTGAGGGCTTGACGATCGCGGGTGTTTGTCTTCATTACACGAGGAGGTATACCGTAAATTTCACATAATTCTGACCAGCAGCTTTGCGCAAAACGACTGAAAAGTATATGTGGTATTGCTTGATTGATAAGCCCCAAATCGCCTATCTTACCAAAATCTAATAACCACGTACCATACTCAGGGGCGTTTATATAGTCTAAACCCTTATCATCGGTGTAGTCTTTTAGGATAATACCCTTTTGAGGTATTACATTTTGTCGGGGTACTAAAGCTACTTCTACATCCGAAAATGGCACTTCATTACTGCCCGTAGGTACTACCTGCCTATTTAGCTCTATAAGTGTATAGCCAAAGTACTCACTATCTAAGATATTGCTTATAATCTCATTAAACCAAACCGACTTTTGTAATGCTTTGGTCAGTCCTTCGTGTGTCTCACCATTAGCCTTCTGTATGCTGAAGTTAGCCGAAATAGTCTTTAGCTTTCGGTTCTTTATTTGTGAGGTAGTATGCGCGTCAAGCATCATATCACGCACGAGATTATAGTAGGGGAACGTTTTTGGGTTTTCAACATTCTCCACCATTGCCATTGCATTTTTCCACGTAAGTACATCGGCACGGGTACGCGCCATTGCCTTGGGAACGATATTGCGGGTAGGTTGCAGGCTGTTATTACCTGCTTTTTTAGTTTTCTTATAGTTCTTATAGGGTTTCATTGCTTGTATTTTCCTTTAACGTTAATACCTTTCTCGGTGATTTGTAATACTTCGGCACTAAATCCGTCTGCTTCTAATTGAATGCGTATATGCCTATCAAGGGCACGAGACACATTTCCATTGAGAGCGTTCTTGATATTCCCTCCAATGATAGGTGATTCTTTCCATTCGCCCTGAAAGGAAAGCATGAGAAATTCGAGGTGCTGAGCGGTACTTTCCCCACAGAAAAAATCGCCCTCCTGTATGACAAGGTCATAATCTGTATTAGTGAGTATATCTTTCATTATTCGTGATTAAATTTTTTACGGGAACCAAAGAGAAAAGGAGTTGTTTGTTGTTGGCTTTCCTCAGTACGAGGCATAATAGGTAACGAACTGATATTTACTTCTCCTTTAGCAAGTCTTTTAAGGTACTCTATTGCTCTATCGTAACGTTCTTTGGCGTGGTCATAGATAATATCAGCGTTACACAGATCCACTATATACCACTTTGCTACAGAGAGACAAAGGCTCACCACAAGGGCGTTTCTTTCCTCCCCACGCTTGGCAAAGATAGCCTCTGCATCATAGCGCGGTCTGCCGTCCAAGTACTCCTTTTTGTCATTGGTGTAGAAGTAGGACTTTACTTCCTGCTCGGCAGTATCTAACGCCTGCAATACTATAGTGTCGTCCCCTTCGGTAATCTGCTCCACTTGGTAGGAGTAGATGTTATTCTTTAAATCTTCTTTTACTAAAAACATATCAATAATGGTTATTCACTCTCGCCCCGAAGGCATATTGGTTACTACTTTGTCTATTTCGACCTATGAGCCATTTAAAAGCTCCATGCACGGCATCGGGTCCATCATCGTGAGCACCCGAACCTTTTTCAAAAGCTAAGAACTGGTCAATAAGCACCTGCATATCCGCGTCTTTCTGTTCACTATTGAACCACACATTTTTGCGCTCAAAATAGCCCGCAAGGCTCTCTATACGGTCAAACTTATCTGCCTTACTTCGTTTGTCAGCTACGATAGGGATATAGTACCCTCGTTTGTCGCCCTCTTGGTCAAAGTCGCTTACAAACTCATCCATCGCAAAAAGTCCCTCAATCATATAACGTACATTGTAGCGGTCTAAGCGATACTTCTCATACTGGTCATACAGCCATTTAGCACAATGCGCACGGCTTTTTTGCTGCATATAGCATAGCAGTATATGAAACTCCTTGCCTATATTGCCCACCAAAATCAGAGCTTTGTAGTCCGCATTTTCCTTATACGAAAGGTCACCATAAAAACAAAGGTTATCGTACTTGCTCAGTGGCAATGCCTTTTTATACTGAATATCCTCGTACTTAAAGATTGCTCCGTCCTCAATATGTGTGTGCATATACTCCCGCATAAACGAGCGGTAGGGCATACTCTTAAATTTATTACGCCAGTACTCCGCCGATGTTTTCTCAGGCCATTCAGGAGTAAAGTCTTGTAAGTTTTTCACTGCACACACTGTAAGTATTTTGAACTCTGTTTGCGGACTATCTTCATAACTACCCTCCTCTTTGGGCGTGTTAATCACCTCATTGAAGTACGTTTTAAGGCGGTTCGTGATCGAGTTTTTGTGGAAGTTGTTATTCGCAAATACAAAGCGTTCTGTAGCGTTATCCTCGCTGTCAAAGCACCCCCATACATCTTCGGTGATATAGTCCACACTTTCACGCATGATTCTATCGTTATGGATAGACTTCTTGCTATCCACATCATCTACCACTATATAGTCGGGGCGTTCCGACTGTTCTCGTGCCCCTCGCGGGTTTTGCCCAAAACCAAGCGACATAAACCGAACCCCATCATTAGTAACAAACGAACCATCCGACCAGTCCCCCGCCGATGACCTCTTGCCGTAATCATTCTGCAAGCGGTTATTGTGTTCCAGCTGTGCCTGTATACCCGATAGCAGTTTCTTAGCTTTAGGTTCAGTCTCGCCCACCAAAAGCATAAATCGCAAATCATTCTTGGCAAAGTACAAGTACAACGGTATCCCCATATCTATATGTACCGACTTTCCCGCCGAACGGTACATCTCGGCAAGCAAGCGCAAGCGTTTATTGCCCACTATCATCTTAGCTAACTGGACGTGAAACCAAGCACACTTCTGTTTGGCATAGTTAGGGAAATAGTATTCAAACCAGCGCACATAATCGCCCTCCAAGTTCTTAATACGAG